ACTACACAGGTTCCCGGCACCAAAAAGCCGGGGAAGGAGGGAAAGATGAACAAAATAAAAGGTACCCGGCACCTTAGCCGGGGAAGGAGAAAAAAGATGAAAATATCGCAAAAATTTGGACTCTACAATCAAAGACGTTATAGCCGACCTTGGATCGCAAAAATCACATCTTGGCCGGTGGGAGGACGACCAGACATGGAGTGGGGTAGATACCTCGGAGACGATGATGGCGGAGAGGTAGAGATTGAGGCAATGCCTGGAGATATTATCCGCACCGGGCAGAAGGATCACCGCGGCGGCAATACAGATGCCGGGTGGTATATTGTCATGGATAACGGATCACTAGACAGCACAGATGCCGCAAGCGCGCGGAAAGCATGGGACTCAAAACAGGCGGACAAAGCGATTGAGCTCCCGCCCGTTGACCTGGGCAGTGTATCTGATGCTGATTTGCTAGCGGAAATCAAGCGCCGGGAATTGGAGGTGCATCATGACTAATCTTACAACAGCAGAGCGTCGCCGATGGGCGACGGATATGAGGACATATTGGGCTGATACAAGATCTGCCGATAAGGCAGAGGCACACGCTAACCTGATGATTGCCAAAGCCGATCTCGATGACGCCGAGGCGGATAGAGAGACAATTACCGCCGACAAGGCAATTGTGGAGTATAATATACCGATATTAGGCAGATACACTGTGTCAGGCGCAATGGAGCGCACTTACGATTGTTGCTACGACAACGCGATGGCTGATTATTGTGAGTCACGCGGTATTTTTACCGCCTGGGAATGGAGAAACGACCCCACGGCGGAAGAGCATTGCGGCGAGCTTGTGCGACTGTATATCGGCAGCAGAGAGTCCGGGCCGGAAGCGCAATATAATGCTTGTGATAGGACATGGTATAAGCTCACAAGCCGGGGCAATTTCGGCAAAAAATATGCTTGCGGCGGAAATTGGAGATCGGAAAAATGCACCGGCAATGATGTGCCGGAAATCTATACAAAATTACAGGAGGTTATTATGGATTACAAAAGGATCGAGCGGGCAAAAGTAAAAGTAGCAGCGGCAGAAAAAAGAGTATTTGCAGCACAGCAACGCGAGATGTCTGCAGCTTACTTCCGGCAGGCAGAACACCCGATATATGCCGGCCAAGAAATTATTTGCGCCAACAAGGGCGCAGTGGTCGAGGCTCTTGCTGCTAAAACGGAAGCGGAGGCGGATCTCATGGAAGCACAAGCAGGGTTGTAATTAACAGCAAAAAAGGTACCCCGGCACCTTAGCCGGGGAAAAGGAGAAAAAAATGAGCAGCAGAAAAATTGATTATATTGTAGTTTTAAAGCTTTCTCTTGATTCTGTAAAAGTTAAGAGAAACAATACTTTACATCCGTTAACTGATTCCCCGGAAAGCTGGGACTGGGCGGAAATAATTGGGGAGAAAGTAGAGTTACTGTCTTGCCAAAAAATGAGGGAAAATGAGGGGAAAGGAGGGGGAAAATGAGAAATGAGTGGACGGAGAGAATCAAGTATCTTGAGTCGTGTTTACGGGCAGCTGATTATAACGTACAGGAGAATCAGTTGCTGCTGGATCAAGCTTGGAAAGAAAATACCCGGCTGGCAGAAGAAATCGAAAAACTTAAAACGCTGATAGCTAAGGTTCCCCAAAATTGAATCAAGGGGCAGGCAGAGGGTAAAAACAGGGCATTTTAGTCGGACAACGACCCTCTGATTGCCTCTTGGACTTAATCAACTACCCAACACAAGGAAAGCTGCGTTTTTGAAAAAAGGAAAGAATTTATCAACAGGAGAGCTAAAACCATGGAATTGTTAACCGCAATCATAATAGTGGGAATTTTCATTTTTATCATCAAGGAAATAGTGAAAAAGGAGAATAATAAATGACGTTAAAACGAGTAAAAGTCGAAATAGATGCAGAAATCTGGAAACGCTTCCGACAATTGGCCATCAAGGAAGACGTGAGAGTCCACATGTTGTGGAATGAAGCTCTTGCAGTTTATCTCAAATGGATGAAACAGGCGGAAATTGACGAACGCAAAGAAGCCGGGAAGGTCCAGGAGGTTACAAGTTTACAGATTGAGCAACTGGAGACACAGAGAATTATAGAATTCTGGCGCAGGGAACAAATTAAGTATAAAAAAGAACAGTATTGGAAACAGTTTGAATATTGGAAACGGGAGGGAAACAATAATAAAAAAAGGCCGATTTAGCAGGATTACAAAGGATTACAAAGGATTACAAAGGATTACAAAGGGGGATAAGAAATTGTCCCCTTTTTTATGGCCTGGAATCGTTCAGGTTACAAATCAGGAACACACATTATTCAGGAATAGCCAAATTTCATTGCAGAATGCCCTAGGTTGAATTTTAGGAGGCAAAGTGTACCAAATTAAAGAACCTCAATGTTCGTAACCTAGCACACCTAGTTCTAGGTGTCAAGGGTATTAAATGTAATTAAATGTAATTAAATGTAATTCGAGAATGCTTCTTCAATAGTTTTATATTTTCTCCACATGAATGAGTCAATAAATCTTTTAAACCGTTTCTCTGCCCTACTCTGATTGTAGGGCATAACGTAAGGATCGTGCCCGAAATCAATGATTTTTTGACATCGATACAGATCTTCAGCTTCAGTAGTATCATAACCTATTAGGACATATACGTGTCCGCGAGGGGCAATTCTTAAGCCGGCAAGTACTTTCTGTTCATCCTGCATACAATCCCATGCATAATGAATTTTACCTTGAAACTTTGTTCTTTTCAGTGCATCAGACTTTTCCTCGTCCATCAATCGGAGATCGTACCCATTTTCATCGATAACGGTCAGACCCGCATCCCATATTTCTACAAAAGTTTCTTTCCAGCGTTTGTCGAAAAATGTATTGTTGTTTAAAAGGCAAATCTTCTTAAATAATGGATTGTGAAACTCCCAAATCGAATGATGTTCAGTGTCTGGATTGTTCATTGATGGAACTTTACAAAACCCGCAAGTCCTAAAACATGGCCGAAAAGTATATCCTAACGAATAATCAATAGGAAACAGTGAGTAATCAGGCTTTTGCTTTTCGATTTCCGTTGGTAAAAAAGCTGCACAAAACGCTGGGCCTCCATATTCATCTGCGTTGTATTTCATTTTATTTTTGGCAAACAAAACGGACGCGTATGAATAATCGCACGGCATTATTGGCATATTAAAAGTTATTTCATTTCCTTGTGCCTTGTGCCAGGTACTTATTTTCATTATTGCTAAATTGTGTTTAGGTGCATCAGTTATAAGATTTATTTTCATTTTTTTAAAAAAGCCGCTGATTGGCTACGCTGGTTCAGCAGGCCGAAACCTAGATTGGTTCATAGCCGCTTGGATGTGAACTTTTCCGGCCAGCGGGCTTCCCGATTTTTCACGGCTCTAGGAGAGGTTTAAACAACCTCACCACCCACCTCTGTCCGATTGGATTTCTTTTCACGATTAACACTGGATTTCAATCCCTAGAGCATGGCAATCGGAAAATTTGCCTATTCTGGGATTGTATCAAGATCCTTTTTGTACGGTCTGTATTCAAACAGGGGACAATTTGGCATTTTACAGTCCTTGCGACCATCGATAAAATATCCCATGCAGTCATAACATTTTGCGTCCATAGCATCCTTACGACCAATTTTCTTCCCTTCGAGATGTTTGACAAGAGATTTTTTGCCAAGACTTAATTTACCGTTTTTTTCAATCATTTCGATTAATTCTGAATTTTTCATAATTATTTCTCCTTTATTTTCTTTATATCTTTAAACATAATCACCACATAATAGCCTCACGCCACCAGGAAGGTAAAGCGCTTGCATGTTTATTTAAGGCCGCGGAAACTTGTTCATCCCCGATGTAAGAAACTCCAAAGTCATTTTTAGACCGAACAATTCTGCCAGTCATTTGCAAGGTGGTTAGAAGCATTGAGCAGGTATACCAAAGCTGGCCCATCTTTCCGGAATAGACTCTTTTTCTGGTTATATCATTGAGTAGGCTGAGATATGGTGCCTTAGCAATATAACACCAACGCGCTTTGTCTTCTTCCAGGGACAATCCTCTTTCCACGGATGGGCTTAATAAAACAAAAGGTTCCTCGCTGTTTACAAACAAATCAATTTTTTCCTGCCGGTTGAGACTATCGTGGAAAATTATTCTAGGATCATCCAACAGGGAAGCCAATTGCCGGCCAAGGGAATAAGAAACGCAATGGATTACTCCCCGTTCTTCCTTGTGTAGATCCATGACTTTTCTTATATCTTCAGCTAATTTTGGTATTTCCTCTTTTGCTGTTTTATGTGACATACTCACAGCATTACGAAAATAAATCGGTCTGTTTTTAACAGGGAAAGTTGATGGTATTTCTTTATATTCAGCTTCATCATTGGGAATACCAAGCCTTTTACATTCGATAGTCAAAGGCATGAAGGTAGCTGACAATAAAATCCATTTTTCGGCATGTCTCCATAAAAACTTGTCTGCTAAATCTTCCGTCATCCAAAGCGGCCTGAATATGTATTTATCTTCTTGGGTGTCATCGTAAACCCATGTATCGTCAACATTATCAAGAAACAGATTTATTTTTTCCAATAATCTAAACTGCCGAGTCCTGTCTTTGAT